GTTTCCCAGTCACGATCTAATGAGAGATATTAACGAATACATTTTTATAAATGTTCGTATATGCATTTATAACATTTATAACATTTATACCGATTAACGGCTTACACAAGCCATTTTAAAAATGCATTTTTACGCGCCATAAATGCACTTTTACATTTATAAACGCTTTTTTGGCCAAAATCGTGCATTTATGATGGCCAAAATCGACGATTTTCAAACAACGCATAAGCGCACCAATTATGAAATTACACAACATTTACCTGCGCACGTCAAGCGTCTAACGCACGCATTTATGCATTTATAAATGTAAAAGTGTTTGTATTTTTGCCACACTTACTATATAATGTGTTTACCGACTCCCCCATACCACAACATATAGTATGCCACTCCACTCCACACGCGTTTGGCTTTGCGCTCGTTCGAGGGCTCCTAAACGTTACCATCATTGTGATGTACCTATCAACCTAGACCCGCTGTACCCGCCACAGTTCTGGGTTCTTCGCGATCCCGCAACCGGCCGCGAACACTTATTTAGTATGGCGGATCCTTTGCCCGCTTTCTTAACGGAAGAGCTAGCAAACGAGTTTTTACTACACTTAATTGCGTAAAACAGTATGCACAACATTCAAACCGGGTCCAACGCCCGCCACTCAATTCAAACCGGTGTACGCACCCTAGCCTCTGTAGTCGCCGCAACAATGGGCCCCCGCGGCCGCAACGTTGCTATAGCTTCTCAGGGCTACGGCAAACCGCCTCTCGTAACAAACGACGGGGTAACTATTGCTCAGTCCATCACCCTCGAAGACCCAACGGAAGACTTGGCTGCTCAATTCATTAAACAGGTTGCGTCTCGTGCAAACGAAACCGCCGGAGACGGAACCACAACCGCCACGGTACTAGCCGCTGCACTTTTGGACGCTGCTTTACTTCAAGTTGAGCTCCAGGACGCTAATCCCGTGCAACTCAAACTCCAACTGGAACTGGTTTTGGCACACGTTTTGGAGCTGCTAAATGATGTAGCTGTGCCCGTACAGGGCAACACGGAACTACTCCGCGCCGTTGCCCGTATTAGTTCCGGAGGAGACGACGCGTTGGCTACCCAGCTGGCCGAGCTTTACGAACGCCTTGGTCCTGACGCAGCGGTAACGCTCCAGGACGACGCGCAGCCCGGTGTCACTGTGGACACCATTGAAGGAATCACTTTACCCTTTGGTTGGTTGCTACCTCACTTTGTGAACCAGCCGCGAACCAATGAAGCTTTGTTTACCGACATCCCTTGTTTGGTGATTGATCGTGACTTAGCTGATCCGAAATCTTTGCTTAAGCTTATGAATCACCTGGGCCAGAAAGGGGAACCGCGCCTAGTTGTGTTTTGTAAGAATATGCGAGACGGCGCGCTAGCAACTGCAGCCGTTAATACCGTACAAGGTAAATTCACTTCGCTTGTTGTTCGCGTTACTAGCGCCGACGACTTCGCAGACCTTGCAGCCCTCACCGGCGCGCAAATCATTGGTCCCAGCGACGGAGTAGACCTTAACGATGCTGCTTTGCTAGAACGCGCCTACCTGGGTAAAGTATCCAAAGTGGTCGCTACCCGCACGAAGACAACAGTGGTAGGAGCTGCCGACTCTGAATCTCTAGCTGCGCACGTTACGCAACTTCGAACCGAAGCCGACGACCAGACTAGCGATCTCACCGAAGACCAACGCAACGCACTCGTGAACCGGGCTGCCAAGTTGGAATCAGGAGTTGGAGTAGTTCGTGTGGGTGCCACCACCGAAGTTGCCCGCTTGGAGCGAAAGCTACGAGTGGAAGACGCGATTAACGCAACCGCTGCTGCACTTCGTAGTGGCGTGCTGCCCGGAGGTGGAGCTGCCTTGGCGCATGTTGCCGCTAAGCTCCGCACCGACGCCCCCCCTACGCTTGACCCTGTTGCCGTTAATATTTTGGTACGTGTATTGGAAGAGCCAATGAAATGCATTGTGCGCAACGCAGGACGTGACGCCACAACAGTGCTTGACCAAGTGCAGGCCAACGGTGCTCCCGCAACTTACGACGCCAACACGCACACGCACATACCTGACGCTATTGCCGCTGGTATTGCTGACCCTGCTTTGGTAACCACAACCGCTCTCGAAGCGGCGGTTACCGCCGTGGCCACGTTGGTAACGACCCACGCTACTATCACTGACCCGGCGCCAAAAAACGATGATTAATGGGACTTATATCTGCGACAAGCACAATAATATAAACCAGTGGGCGGGTGAAGCTGCCCGCTTGGTTGGTTCGGTGCTCGACGGCACTGGTGGAACCGAGGAACTAGAACAAACCTTGGAACTGCTCGTAGATGTACAGACCGAAGTGTTGGCCGCCAAACGCGACGGCCAACGTATGGAAAACCGACTCGTAGAGCGTGCTGTACAAGGTGACGCTCTCACCAATTTAGCCGACGGCTTGAGCGACTTAGCCAAGCGCATAACTCAATACTTACCACAATGAATAAATCAGACGTAGAAATTGGTGCTTTGTGCACGGACTTAACTGGGAGAATCAACTTGTTGGCCGAAGCCAGTAGCGACGCACCATTTGTGTGGTGTGAAGGTTTTGAAAATGCGGCCGCCGGTCGCAGCTCCTTGAAGCTGCTACACCTTCCTCCAGGCTTACGCCTACCAGCGAAGCTCCGCGATGTTGACGTGGATTTTGATAGTTACCCTTCCCGCTATATTAACGCTCTTATCGCTTGTTTAAAGCGATATTTCGGCTGTAACGTGCACTTCCAGCCAACTGAAAATGAAGTGCACGTTGCCTTCAACGACACTATTACGGATACCGATTTGTTTTCCAATGCTAAGAAACTCACCGGTCCAGAGTACATGTACTCCCTTTTTGCTTTTATTAGAAAACAATTAACCCCCACACCTATGTCTACCGAACAACGACATACCGACTGCGACACAAACGCTAGTCAAAAAAATATCATGAACGCCGCAATGGACGTTCCAGAAAACATTCGCCTACGCCGCAAGTACAAAGTGGTGGACGTTGAAGGAAAGCTTACCGCTTACGGGCGTGAGCTCCAGGCGCAACTCACCTTCCAGGGTGTTACCGCACCCAAAATGGCTGGCGCTATCGATGAATTGTTAAGCAATCTCGACAGTGAATAAAGATCGTTTCACACAACTTGTTGAATACGCGTCGCAGGTAGCCGGAGCTTCCACCGCTTCTACAGCAATGGTGGAGCTCCAAGCGCTATCGCTAATTTCCACCTGGGTGAACTACTGGCGTATCCGCGTACAGGAAGGGCCATACAAAACAACATTCCCTTCTACGCTCACCCTGGTAGAAGCACCCACCGGAACGGGTAAAAACGCCGCTTACCGCTTTATGCAAAAGCATGTATTTGGTTCACCATTCCGTCAGGCAATGGGTTATTTGTTCGACCAAGAATGCAGCCGTTACGATGAATACGTCAAAGATGTGCACTTGAAATTTCCGGTGGTCGAAGGCTCGGCCGACGCAAAGAAGAACGAAAAGCAACGTAAAAAACTTATTACTAAATACAACTCGCGTAAACGTGAGCTCTCCATGATCACCCCGGACGACGGGTCTTATGAAGGTTTTGCGTTTGATCGAGCGTATTTAGGTTCGCTCTCTTTTGGTGCTCCTACGATTCGTGTTGACGAATACGGCGACAAGCTCACGCTGATGAAGCGTGCTGCGTATTTGCAGTCGTTCTACAACAGAATGCTGGAGCTGGTAGATTACGACGAACTCACCGCTAAATCTATTAAGGATCGTGGCCAAGCAACACCTGGCTCGAAAGGCATGGGCATTACTTTATACTTCACTTTGGCTCATCCTGACTCACGTCAAAAGGAAGACATCAAGCGCGCTGTACTTAAATCAATTGGCCGTCGTGGTTTCTTGATTCGTGAGTCAAACGAAACAGTTCAATTGCGTAATGTCACCCCACCTCCGGTTGACGATGTTGAAGCATTTTCTGCTCAAATTACAGAACTGACCGAGTGGATGCATGAACAGTTCGCAGGTACACCAGGTTCAGAACGTATCATCACTTTAACGCCTGAAGCCCGCACTTGGTATGATGCCGAATGCGAACGTGCTGCCCGTGCGTTACAAGTTTATCGTGATCAAACTGCAGCAAGTGAACACAAAGATTTAATGTGTGCGCTACAAAGCGACCTGGATCGTAAAACTTTACGGGTTGCGACGTTGTTGGCTATTTTCAATCATGCGGACCGTAATTTCGTAGTTACGCTTGCGGACTTAAAACAAGCACACGGTATTGTGCGTCGTTCATTTGAATCCGCTAAACGTTTCTTTGACGAATCTGCTTACTCGAACACGAATCAGGTGATTTCGTTTTTGCAGCAAAAGGGGATCAAAGGAGCAAGCGCGCTAGACTTAATGGATCTGCCCACATTCCGGGGTTTGCCAAAGCGATCTTTCCAGGAGCCTGTGTTTGACTTGATGATGTCGGAAGTAGCACCTGAAGCTCGCAGCATGGGTCTCGTGGTAGAGCACCACAAAGTGCGGAAACGTGATTTCTATACCTGTAGACTGGCAACAGCCGATGATAGTATTTTGGACGAAGAACCGGTGGCCGCACTGCCCGAAGCTCCAAAGGATTACTTTAGCTATCGCCCTGGTTTAGATCCGTCGCAAAGCGAAGGTTTCCAGGAGGTGAACGGACGGACGGAGCTTTTGACCGTGTTGCGCGGAGAATACCTGTACAGCGCTTGTGTATTTAAAGATGGAAAGCGTAAGCAGGACAATTTCGAACGAGCTGCTTTAATCATTTTGGACTTTGACGATGGGCCAACTTTAGCGGAAGTTGCTAAAGAATTCGAACCGTATTCTTATGTTTTAGCCACGACGAAATCACACCAAAAAGAAAAGAATGGTGTGGTGCACGACCGCTTTCGGCTCATCTTATATGGTGACTATGAATTTACCGATCGCGCGGAGTTCCGCTTGTTTATGCAAGCTATGACCGAACGTTTTGGTAGCGACCCAGCTTGTAAGGATGCAGCCCGCACTTATTACGGAGCACCTGGTTGTACCGTTCAAACGAACGAAGGGCGCCTGTTCCCGGTCAAAGCACTTTTGAAAAGAGTACAAGCAGAAGAAAACTTACGCTTAGCTCGGGCCAAAAGTGGTTCGGGCACTCCTTTGCAACGCCGAGTAGCTTCTAGTGAAAGAACGATGCCGAACTTTACTTTGTACGACGCTCGTGGCCAAGCCCACGACGCAGCTTCTTACATTTCGTCTTTACCACAAGACGACCAAAAAACCACACCGATACGTTGTCCCTTCCCGGGGCACGATGATTCTAATCCAAGCGCGTTTGTCTCCCACCGGTCGAATGGGGGCTTGCAAGTATCGTGCACTGGATGCCAAACCACAAAATTTATTAACCTCCACAACCATGACTAAAAAAGTCAAAAAAAAACCAACTCGCGTCGAGGTGTATGACGTCGTTACTGACGTATTGCGCTGGGCGTATTCAGGTGTATCTTGGGAAATAGAAGATGACACCCCAGATGGGATTGAAAATGTTAAAACGTTTTTCCGAGCTAAGCCAGTAGTGACTGACGGCTATGCGTTCCTACGTGGGATCGCCGAAGAGGTAACCAAGCGTTACAGCGAAGGGCTGTCAGCAATGACCGCAGAACGTGCGGGCCTTGTCAAAGCCATAGATAAACTTCAAAAAGAACTTTGGTCTAAGCGTAAGCTTAAAGTAGAGCAAGACGAAGTTGCAGAACTCCGTGAAGATCTTCAACAACGCGAGGCAGCTATGGACGACCGTTTCGTTATGCGTGAGTCTGAACTAGATAAGCGTGAAGAGGCTATTGAAGAAGCCCTTATTGAGCTAGAAGAGAGTGTAGAAGCTTTCGACGAAAAGGTAGCCGAAGGCAAAGAAAAACTCAAGCAAGACGTTGAAGTGAAACTACGCAAAGAGCTCAAGCAAGAGGCAACCGAACTTGCCGTTGCAAACGCACGCATGGAAGAAACTCAAATAATGCTCGAAATTCAAAGCGACACAATTGGTGCGCTTAAAGCAGAGCGTGACAAGTACATTGCTGCATTGACCGAACAATTTGGCGGTATGCAAGAAACTTTGCGTGAAGCCATGAAGCACCCTAAATTCGTCCAAACAATTGAGGGCTTGGTAGCTGCTGTAGAAACTGAATGCTGCGCTAAAGAAGCTTAACCATGGACTTTCAACAGTATCCAAAGATCCGCCGTCTAGGTACAGCCGAAACGGCGGGCATTCTCGAAGGTGACGTTTACGTCCAAGAAAAGATTGACGGTGCTAACGCCTCAATCTGGTTTAGTAACGACGCCATCCAAATCGGTTCCCGCCGAAGGCACTTGCCGCCAGATGAATCCTTTCGAGGCTTCCGCGAATGGCAACAAGAACGCAGCTCTACGTTGGTAGACTTGTTTACACAGCACCCAACCGCCCGCCTTTACGGAGAGTGGTTGGTTCCACACACAATACGCTACGATGATAGTGCGTACAGTAAATTCTATTTGTTTGACGTTGTGTTCGATGGTGAAACGTGGTTGGACCTGCCGGCCGTAAATGCTTTTGCGCAAACATGGTCGTTTGACGTGCCAGAATACCATGGGCGCTTTACTAACCCTACGCCGGAACAGCTTGAAGAGTTCGTGGGTAAGTCGGTGCTAGGTAAATCCGGCGAAGGCGTGGTGCTTAAGAATCCAAACTTTATAAACCAGTTCGGTGCGCACCAGTATGCAAAGATCGTCACCGAATCATTTAAGGAGTCCAACGCTGTAAATTTCGGCGGCAACAACAAGCACAGTGATTCTTACTGGGAAATCTATGTCATGAACAAATGGATGACCTTACCACGCGTTAAAAAGGTAGTGCAAAAGCTTAACGCTACGATTGAAGGGGGCGTTGGTATCGAGCACACCGGCCGTGTCATTAACACAGCTTACCATGACCTGTTGGAAGAAGAGATTTGGGCGATCCAAAAGAAAGTTGGCACGCTGAACTTCAAGACTCTAGCAAAGGTTTGTCAGCGAAAAGCAGCCCGTTTATTCCACGACCTGTTAGCAGGTTTTAACTCTGTAGTTTATGAGTAACCCAGTCACAATTGTTTATTGTTCACCTGATCGCTTCCAAGAAGCGAAAGACGTCGAGCATGTTGTTAAAATTTATGCAAAACCGTGGCTTCCAACCGGAACGCTCCTTGCGTACACCGGTGACGCAGCCACAAAACGCGACATTGATCGCGTGAAAGGTTATTTGAAACAAGCATTTTATCAATATTTGCGCAAACAGCTTATTAAAGCAGAAAAGTATGATGTCAACAGCAGTGCAGGCGATCAATCCGTGGGATGATTTCCATCCACCTGAACCCGCAGACTTGCTTCTACAAGAGGCCGACTTACTCAAGTGTCGCGGTCAACACCAGGCAGCAGTGGATTTTCTAGTGTCGCACTATGACTCACTTTATGAAAGGTATGAATACTATGAAGAATTAGGTGACAATTATTTAGCTTTGGGTCAGCACGAAGCTTGCGAAAAAGCCCTGTTGTATGCCCTTGGTTTTTACCCGGCTGCACCAAACACGTTGTACCTGTTAGGCTTTCTTTATTCGACTCGCGGAGACCACAAAACAGCAATTGATTTATTTCATTTGTCTGAACATGCGTGTCCGAATCACCCAGAACTTTTACGTTGCCTGGGGTGGTCCACTGCGTACTTGGGTCAGGTTGATCGAGGTTTACTGTATTTGGCTCAGGCTCGTGAAATAGCACCAGCAGAACACCTCATATGGTTGGACTCTGCAGTGGTGGCTCACGACGCCAGGCGTTACAACGAAGCACTGCACTTCGCAGAGCAGTCCGTAGCTTTAGCGCCAAGTGTAGAAGCGAAAGCTAAAGCGCACAGAATTTTATTAAAAATTAAAGAACACTTTACAGATGCAAATTAAACTTTACACATGGGAGGATGATTGGTATGCACGCCGTCACTATATCGTTATTGGCGATGAGGAGAATGGCAGGACAATTGGCGGAGGTGAGCCGGAAGATGCCTGCATTGGGCGAGATCTGGTAGACGGCCATGAGATCATTGCATATATAAAATCTGGCTTTGATGCCGCAAAGGCGGGTGAAGAAATAGAAGTAGAGGTAATTGAATCTAAGCCCCCAAACTGGTGAAAAACGTAATCATACTAAAGGGCCTCCCAGCCAGCGGAAAATCAACCTGGGCTCGGAAGCAACTAGCAGAACACCCCGGACAATACAAGCGTATAAATAAGGACGATTTACGTGCCATGTTAGATGGCGGCAAATGGAGTCGAGATAACGAGAAATTTGTCTTACAGACGCGCGATACCTTGATCTTGGACGCGTTGCAAAATGGCAAAAACGTGATAGTAGATGACACGAATTTACACCCAAAACACGAGGCGCACATTCGTGCTTTGGTCAAAGGGCAAGCGCGAGTGACCGTTAAGTTTTTTGAAGCCAGTGTAGGTGAATGTGTTTCTCGTGACTTGCAGCGCCAGCGTTCGGTTGGAGCCCATGTTATTAAAGATATGCACGACCGATGGTTAGCTCCACCGCCCGAGCAATATACGTTTGATCCGGACCTAGAAGACGCTTACATATTTGACCTCGATGGCACGTTAGCACACATGCAAAAGCGAGGTCCATACGACTGGGGTCGTGTAGGTGAAGATTCAGTTGACGCCAACGTAGTCCGCACCCTTCGAACCGCAAAAGCAATGGGGTATACAATTATCATCCTAAGCGGACGCGATGGTATTTGTAAGCCTGAAACACAAGAATGGCTTGCCACACACAACATCCCGTATGACGAGCTGTACCTACGTGCACCAGGCGATAACCGTAAGGATTCGGTGATTAAAGAAGAATTGTTCGAAGAATACATACGTCCACGCTACAATATTATCGCAGTGTACGATGACCGTGATCAAGTTGTAGAAATGTGGCGACAGAAAGGTTTATCCTGTTACCAAGTTAATTATGGGGCTTTCTAGTACAGACTCGAATTTGCACTTTCGTGCTTTCCGTACGCCTAAAAGAAAAAGTATTGACTTATATGCTTAGACCCTATAAGATAGAAGCATGACTAATCAGCAAGACCCCAAAAAGGGCAATTCCCAAACAGCCGTGGCGATCTTCATTCTGATCGTACTTATTCTGTGGGGCTTTGCTCAAGCCAATAAAGATCCGTACCGCACGCCAAGCTATGACGGTTCACACGGCGTTCGCTCTATGGACTATTAGTCTAGCCCTCCCCTCCACTCCAAATTACCACGCTATGCCTGAACCACGTTTCAAAACGTTTGATCGCGTTGTCTTACCTGATGGTAAAGTCGGAACAGTCGCGTCTTTTGCGTGTACAGCCGAAGGTAAATACATGTACGCGGTTGCAGAATCCGCTTCACACATAGCTGGTAAAAAGCGAACCTATTTTCGCGAAAAAGATTTAAAACCACTCCCTAATGGATCAAAAACAATATAAGACTGCTTTTAAGCAAGAGCTCGACGCGATGCTCGATTTAACTTCGCGCAAAAACGCGGATTACGCTGGTCTCGAAGATGCCTTTCGTAACTTCCGCATTGTTGACCACATCGGACTTTGTTCTGTAGAACAGGGAATCGTTGTTCGGATGACAGACAAACTGGGCCGCATTTCGAACCTATTGAAAGCAGACGCCCAAGTTAAGGATGAGGCGATCACCGACACTCTACGTGATTTGGCGGTGTACTCCTTGATCCTTAAAATCTATTTACAGAATAAGCAACGCTCTACATAAGAAATTATGTGGGCGTGTGTGTTACGAAATTCCGCTTCATCGTCTGTACTCGTAATGCACGCGTCTGTATAATTTAAACCTCCACTCCATATGTTGGAAATCGACAACACAGAGGCTTTGCAAGGCGGCTCTAGCGAGTACGTTGCTCTTGCTGAAGGCCTATATGCCGCTCGTATCATTGCGATCGAAGAAGGCACCACTGAATACGCAGGTCAGGTTAAGCCCGCTGCAGTATTTAAATTTGAACTAGCTCAAGACGTAACGGGCGGACCGCTCAAGGCGTTGGACGGAACTGAGTTCGAAGCTGGTAAGAAAGTGCTTACCAAGAAGTGTAACATCCGAAGTTGTTACATGCACGCCGGTCAAACCAAGATGACTAATAGTGGTCAAATCTTGAAGGCTGTTGGTGTAGACCCAATGGTTCCAAAGCCAGACATGGCAAAAGCACTCGGACAAATCTGTACGGTGCAAGTGACGAACTGGGAGAAGAAAGACGGATCCCTAGGAGACGCTATTGACTCAGTAATGCCGTTCACAGGCGACACTGCTCCTATTCTCGAAAAGCTTGGACCACTCGTGGTTGATGAAGCTTACGGGGGCGCAGGGGCCGCAAAGTAAACGCATTTCAGTATATTCGTCGTGAAGGTGATCGATTGATCCCTAATACTGGACTGAAGCAGCCACCGGCTCCAGCCGATGACCCTGCCTATTACGACGACCTCCCCTTTTAATTACCACACCCCACTCCCCATGTACAAGGATCGTGAATTAAAGAAGCTCAACAAGCCGGAGCTTTTAGTGGCGGCTTTGAAGATAAACGCGCACCGACGCAGTTTGGAAACTTCTGTGTCCATAGCCCGTGCAAAGCGCCGTAGCCTTTCAAATCAACTAAAAGAAATGGAAGGCCGCAATTTGCTGCAGCGTGTGCTCAACACACGTCCTAACGCTGGCGTGCTATGATTAACCTTAGCATTCAATTTACCGAAGGTGAACTTGCACCGCGTGAAGTAGCGCGTGCTTTAGAAACTTTCTTAGCCGAAGAACTTTTAATCGATGACGCACAAGTAGATGTCGTTTAAAAATACCGAACAAATCATTCGTATGTTAAAGCGCCCACGTGGTGCCGACTACGTGGGTACGCATGAGTTCACGACTTACGCGTCTATTTTCGATGCACGCATTTCTGGGCGATGGTCCATACCAGAGCACATAAGGCTTTTGTGTCACCACTTAACCGACGCATTTGAAAACGGTATACCAGAGCGACCTAAAGAGTCTCGTAACGGTGACGTGTACGAAGCTTCGGACTTCGTGGTAAGGCGCCTGGAATCCCACCCAAAAGTGCAGTACGCCAAACAAGCCAAATACGGCTGCTGGAAAGAATACCAACACCAAAAAGTACAGCAACACTTGCACAACGTGGACCCTACGTTGTTGGCCACAGAGGTGCCGGTTTGGGGTGAAGACTGGAACGGTGTTGCCGACGACCTAAGCGTGTTGCCCGATAGCACCGTGGAGGTAGGCGACTTCAAGCCAGACTTGCCGGCTACCATTAAAAAACACCCACCTGGTATAGTGCCACTAAAAACAAAAGCAGCGATAAAAATATTTAGCCAAATCGCGCGTTACCGGGCAGGTTTTGTAGAGCGGGCTGCGGGCGTGCGTGCTAAGTTCAAGGCAATCGTGTATGATCACGAAGCCGCTTTCGAATTAATATCTGACCCACTTTTAAAATGAACATACAACACTTCCTAGATGTAGAGGCGGTGCAAATCCTCCAGGACATTGCCGATGCCCAAGCTTCACTTATCGTCGAGCAACAAATGTCAATTGACGATGCAGACCGAAAGGATGAAGCCATCGAACTCGTTGAGCCCAAGCCGGGGCGAACTTGCCAATTTAACGTCGCGAGCTCTGTGGCTGCAAAGAATTTCTTCGACACAATGGATCGCATCAAAGCCAACAGTACGCTTGGGAAGCATATGCGTGACGAATTAGATATCTTTGACGCAGCCGCGACTCCAGCGCAAAAACGCCGCTTGCGCGCTACTTTAGATGCATTAGGGGCGATGACGAAAGCGTGTCGAGAGCTGATTATTCGTGGGTATGATGAACAGTCACTGATCGCTCTTGCAAAAGAAGGTATCCACGGATCTGGCCCCAGTGAAGACCACACTCGCACTGGGTTCTTCAAGCACGCACAAGTCGCTGTGCTTGAAGAGGTATTAGAAATGTTGAAGGATGTCTAATTACTACGCAGGAATCGACAATGGTAAGCAAGGTGGCGTAGTCGTAGTTGATGATAGTAACTCGGTGGTGCACAAAGAGGTGATGCCTGTTTTTGGATCAAAGCGCCCCGAGTACGATTACCCACGTGTGGCTGCGCTATTGGAACAATTCCGCCCTGTGTTGGTGACCCTGGAAAAAGTATTTGTTACGCCACAAATCAGTAAGCGCTCGGTGTTGTCGTTGGCCGGCTGTCTCGGAGCGATGGAAGGTATTTGCGCCGCTTTGCAGCTACCACGCTTCATTGCGTCCCCCAAGGATTGGCAGCGCCACCTTTTCAAAGGAACGACTTACACGGACACTAAGGTAGCCTCAATTGCATACGCAAAGAAAATGCAGCCCAGCGTAGACTGGCGTAAAAGCGAGCGGTGCACCAAGGACCATGACGGCTTGACAGATGCGTTCTGCTTGGCCGTATATGGTAGGTCCATTAACTATGGAACCACTTGACTTTGTTTCACACGTAAGTTAGGGTGTAGTTGATTTACCACAACTTACAATGTCAAACACCACTCGACCTGGACTCGCTAAGCAAGTGCGCTTTGTTGGGCACGCGGCAAAGTGCCGATGTACTCCAGGCGTGCCCTGGATGCGCAATGAAGTAATACAAACGCTTCCTTTTTTATCGGTAGAAGCATATCTTGTAAAAACAGGCGCAGTTTTGGACGCAAAATGCGTAAAGCCCTGCATTGAGCCTTTAACGATGTTTGCAGCCGATGTGATGCCAAAACGGCCTAGAGTTCAGCTGGAGGAAATTAAGCGCCTTAGAACTAAAATAAATCAATTAAATTCTAACGTATGCCAATAAATTTTCCGACAGACGACTTTTTCGACGCAGAGCCGGACTTAGACAAGCTAACAGAGTCTCTGGCCATTATACAACACATAAATAAACATGCGCAGCCACACGAACACTTAGTTGTGATCGATGGGCACGAACCATATCCGGCTACACTGCATACTGCAAACGAGCAACGTGCCATAACACATAAGCGCATACAGCGCATGCTACCTTCTAACCCCAATCCAAAATGGACAGCGTAAACCAATCCAGCACTTTAGAAACTCCAGCGGAAGCGTTGGCATTAGCCAAGGAAATCCGTAAGTTAATGCATGATCACCCGGACATGTATGAGTCACGCGCAGAAGCAGTTCGCCAATACGATCTTGCGGTCCGCGCTTTACGTTTGGCTTGCGAGGGCTATTTTCCATTTATCACAGAAGGTGATTTTGAGTCATTGCGAATTATACGTGACCTAGCGGACGCCTACATAAAAGGCGAGTCCACGTGGGCGGGGCCAGAAGAAGATACGGAACCAATCCAGGTCACCGTTGCGCAAGTGCAAGGACTTTGGGGGCGATTGAAATTAGATTAAGCTATGAATATAGAGCAAAGAATTAAGGGGTTGGAAGAACGTATTGAGCGTTTGGAGCAACGGAAATACTCATGTGCTCCAAGTCGTCGTATTGTGTTCGGGCCGGGCGCCGTAGAGCATTCGGCTGGCCTAGGGCCATATCATATTCGTTAACCTCCACCACTCATGCCGCGAACCTTCGTAATCGGCGACATTCACGGAGCACACCGGGCGCTTAAGCAGTGCTTGGAACGTGCGGATTTCGATTACGAACACGACCACCTGATTGCCCTAGGTGACGTGGTTGACGGGTGGCCCGAAACACCGGAATGTGTTGAAGAGCTGATACACATTAAAAACTTAACGCTACTTATTGGAAATCATGACCAATGGTGCATAGACTGGATGACCCACGGCCAACGGCCACTTATTTGGACGGAACAAGGCGGGCAAGCTACAATTGACGCCTACGTACGTCGGGGTGACTTAATCGCTAAGCATCGTGACGAATTTTGGTCCAAGGGTGTATATCGTTACTTGGACTCGCGCAATCGTTTGTTTGTACACGGAGGCGTGGACCCCAGTATTTCGTTAGAAAAGAACAAGCCACGCTACTTAATGTGGGACCGTGCTTTGGCTATGCGCGCTGTGAACAAGAAAACAGTTCAACCTTGGCGTAAGTGGGACGAAATTTACATAGGCCACACGTCGGTTCACTCCATTTCACCGCAACCGATCAATCACGAGCATGTATGGCTTATGGATACCGGTGGAGGCTGGGAAGGCGTGTTGAGCATGATGAACGTTGACACGAAAGAACTTTACCAGAGCGACTTGGTTGCAGACTTATATCCTAACGTTAAAGGGCGATGACTTGTGAGATCAGACACGACTACCACCGTGTAAACAACCACTACACCGATGGTAGGCCTACAAAGCCCTCCGAAGGCTTTTCAGATGGGGAATGGCGCACGGAAACCGTGTGTAAGAAGTGTAGGCATATTTTAATCCTGAACCAATGAAGCACAAACTTTGGAAAGATGTGGAGGCAGGTGAAAAAATTTGTCACGAAGGCCTCTGGAAAAAGGTTCACGAAGTACACACGGATGGTATTCTCTGTGGCCATAACAATGAAAAGGTTTTGTTCGGAGAGGAGATTCAAGGCTGGAAGGGTAAAGGGACTATTTAACAACTAAGCCGAATGACTAATCAAAAACACTGGTGGGAGGATGAGTTTGATGCAGAATGGCTTTTCTGGGATTTGCCACGGAATTTCAAAGACAGGCAGATCAAAGCCTTCATCGCCAAAATAGAACATAAAACAAAGCAGCATGTGAGGGAGGAGGTGATAAATGAAATTTGCTTGGAACTTCCGCACTCCAGACCAGAATCCCACATGTCTCGTGCTGGTTTCTCGGGCATTACTCACACGCCAGAACCGCAAAATGTAGGATTCAACAAGGCATTGAAGAAAGTACGAGAACTCCTCAAATCCAAACTACCCCAAAAAGATGAAGCTGATTGATAACTACATTAAGCCGATACCGATGTTTCTCTATGCTATGTGGCAAGCCTACAAAGAAGAGCGCGAGGCACGCCTCTACATTTCAGAGCATGGGCTGGCTAAATATCTTGATAACATTAAAAAGCAATGAACCTAGAAACATTAGTAACTGACTTGCAGCTATCAAAAGCGCTCTTTGAGAAGGGGGTGACGAAAGATTTAGAGGTGCTTTTCAAATGGGTGAATGAAGGCGATGGCGAATGGGAGTGTGTGCACACAGCAGGATATAACTGGACAGAATACCCAGCTTACTGCTGCTACGAGCATCAAATCCCAGCCCTCACCCTTGCCGAGTTGATCGAGGTGATGCCAAAGAATATGAGATTAGACGGAGAGGACTGCCCCCTTCACATGGAAACATTTAATGGGAATTATTATCCGCTCTATAGGCAGCTCAAAAGATGCGATCTTTCAGCGTCAGGCAAAACAGCTCTTGCTGCATTCTCCGCCCTAGCTGAATATTTGCTGGAGAATGATCTTTGGCCACTTCCCACAGAGAAAATTCAAAATGATCGGTGGGGAGACTAATTTAATTCGCCCTTTGTGGCCTAACACTTATAAGGAATGAAAAAATTACTTCTCACTTTCTCGGTACTTGCTGTCGTCCTAACAGGATGTTCAGACGCTGATATTGCATCCAGCAACCTCTCAAAAGCAGCTGATCAATTTGAAATCACCAGACGTATTGTCTTTTACAACGGAATTACTGGCGAGTACATTCTTGAGCTTACTGGGCGATGTTCGCTTGGCAATTATGATAGTACTGGGAGACTTTCTGTCACATGCAAAACCGCAGAAAATCAATATAAAAAACATTTCCTCGGACTTTCGGACAACGTGACCTACTTTGCGGAACAACTTGACGCTGCCAATGTGGACGAATACCACTACCGTGTGATCTTCAAGCCACAAACTATTATTCCTGACGTTGATCTCGAGCTGGAGTAAACCTTTAACCGCCCACGGCACTAACAATTAATTATTATGAGTCTAGATGTATTCTGTAAAAAGTGTGGACAAAGATCTGACTGCGACCCTATGACGTTAATGTTTTCGTGCAATCAAGGGTGCAGTGAGCCTGTTTCTCGTGAGACGTGCCAGATGCTGGCAGATGAACGTGACGCAAGGCGTTATCGTGCGTGGAAGCGCAGAGAAAACATCAAAAGGTGGCTTCCTATATTACAGTGTGGCCTACTGGACGTAACTTCACCCCAATAACACTTAAACCCCTCAAAATGAAAACACGCACTAAAAATTTACTTTTAGCACTACCGTTTTTGACGTTAGGCTCACTCACCTTTGTGATTGGCAACATCTTTACTCGCTATTCCAGCGATCCCCTTTTTAGATTCTAAATTCCGATTAAATACGCACAAACGTTAAAAAAAGCGCTGCCCAGCGTGTTAGAGAAAGTCTAGCGTTCGGGTACACGCTTTTTTGGTGTATTTCAGGTGCGTTGCTCGACGTGCTGCTGCAACTTACGGCTTACGTCGCTTTGCCGTTTTACGTGCTCTATTGGCTTTTGCCGACATTACTCGCAGATTAGAACGTTTGTTCGAGCCTCCACGTGACAACGGTTTGCGGTGATCTACGTCTTTTCCGTCACCTTTTCGTACACGCCCCTCTCGCATCAATTTACGTCGTGCTGCATTTCGCTTAGCACGGTTTTTCTTTTGCTTTGGGCGTGCGTTGTACTTTTTATCGTACGCCGCTTTTCGCGATCCAGCTTTATTGACCAAGGGGTTCGTAGGTTAAGAGTCTAAGTGCGATACCCGCAAGTCCCGTACACAAAAGCGCAATACTGCGCCAATCTGTTGCCCCCGCATTTATCCATTGGTTGATCAAGTCAAGACCTCCGGCAGCCGCTACGGCCACCATAAAACGGATTGTCTTTGAGTCCCACCATGGTTTTGTGTTGGTTACTTTCGCCATTTTGGTGCGGTTAAATTACTAGGTACGTTGGAGCTCATGCTTTTGAGCCCTTTCGTGCTGTTCGCCTTTACGCCGTAGCTCTTACCAGGTAGGCTCGGCTTAGGTGAAATAGTTGTTTTGGCGTGCATTGCGCCTTTGCGTGTGATTCCCATAAGTTTAGGTGTAATATGATTTAGAACGTTTAGTGTTTTTTATTTTCTTTTTATTTGATTTACTTGGTGTTGCGTTACGCATGCTTTTGCGGGTGCGTTTTCGTTTAGGCATTTGTTATAGTTTCGTTATTGTGTACACGTTTCATAAGCGCTAGAATGCGGTGTGCTCCAGGACCGACCATGCGCAGGAAGCCCGGTACCTCGTGCAAATACGCTGCAGCCCATTCTTCTAGCTCAAGCTGCCACCCTGGTACGTTATTGAGTTCTTCGATCCATTCTAGCGGATTAAAGTAGTATTCTTGCACTTTGTCTTTCGACCATCCAGTTGGGTAGAAGCGGTAATTGTTTTCCTTTTGCACCGCATACGCATTTGGCAGCCATCCTTCGAGATGCACGTGAGCGTACGTTGTACCGGAGTTGCCGTTGGTTGCGATTTGCTGACCAGCTACAACCATATCCCCACGCTTGACCGTGTATTTGTCCAAATGCGCGTATCTAGTCCATCGATTGTGCGCTGGATGGTGAAGTACAATAAAGTGCCCAAATCCGCCATTGTGAGCGTAAGGGGCCACGTATTCTACGATTCCATCGGTTAAAGCATAGACCGGATCACCCAGGTCTTGATTCCCGTAACCGCGATTTAAGTCCACACCAGGGTGGTAAACGTCGTGCTTGCTGTAATATTCTAGCCAGTCCAATCCAGTTAACGGTGTGTCGTAGGCCATTGGCACAACCGCTCGTTTTGTAGTTTCCATAATTATGCTATAGTAAATAATTCGCGCAACAAGGAAAGCAGCGTACTTGCACCTCCTTGTTCGCCCGGCACAACGCCAACAGCGCTAACACCGATATTGAGTAATAAAAACCTATAAAGCTTTTTTACGTCTTTTTTGACCGAAGCCATGTCTTTGCCCAGCGTCCCAATAGTTGCTTCGTGAGACCCTAACGTTTTGTAAACTTGCTTGTCTGCTGCCATTTTGTGTAGCGGGTTAAAGTGTAATACCCTTTCCTTTTTCTGTTTCTCGTAATAGTTCTTGCAAACGTCGTACTTCGGCGGTTCGTCCTCGTTTACGCGCTGCTTCGATGTCTGATTTGATATTGCTTTCTGTTTTTGCCTGGATGTAGTCGAACACGTCCTTTTGTTTTTGCTCGCTGAGCTGCGAAGTCTTACCAATGAACACATTTAGTAGTCGTTCTATTTCAGTAGGCTGCAAACGATCGTTTGGATCTACGGTAAGCTTTTCTAATTCGCTGAGCGGACGTATTAAGTCCAGCAACTTATTAGCTTTTGCCCCGATCTCCACACCCTGGTCCGTGAATGGCACTAACCCACGAAATTCTTTTTGCCCTTCGAACCGCTCAATTTCACGCTCAAAGAAGAAATCGTAGTTAGCTACGAGCTCCATTGGTGTTTTAATAATTGGTGATAGTTGCTCAAATGGGACCTCGCCTGGACGGCCAATCTTATTTAGGTCGACTGTTGGTAAGAATCCTTCTAACTTTAAGAAGCGCTGCAGTCCGCTTGGATCCGTTCCAAGGTAAATAGGGTAGGCTTCACGCAGCCATTCTGGTAGCAAAGATTCGTCCATTGGCTCTGTTCCACGTGTTGCCTCGATTGCCGTTTTAGCCTTTCCAATCACATTTACACGAGTTGGGTCATCGATCAACATCGCTACCTGTAGCGGGATGTTCTTTCTAGTCCACGTGTAGAACGGGAAGAAACGTTTCATAACGTTGCGCTCGAAATCACTCAAGTCACTGTAGTCGAACAAATACTTCCGCACGTCCATGCCGGCTGCATCCTTGGTAAAGCCTTTTAAGCGACGGTCCAAGTAAAGTGACATTTTCGCACCGTTTTCAAGCCACTCTCCGGCAGCACCACCCAGTTCAAACACAAAGTTCTCCTGGAGCCGTGATACGGACTTGTCAATATCCGTACTGAACGCACCTGTCGAACGCAACCCTTGATCGTTTAAGAATTCGTCTACGTACTTTTTGTATTTAGGTGTAACGTATTTTGTAGGATTGGCGCCTTCTTTAAGCGCTTTTGTAACTTGCGCCCCAATGCGGTAACCACGTGTGTGTGCCGCTGGATTCGTCATTCCAGCTAACCATAGTTGCCAGTGATTGGAAACAGAGTTACGTGTGTGGAACGCAATATTCGCAAATGTTGCTGTCCCCTTCCATAAGTTCAATAACTTGTCATACGCTTGCACAAAAGCATTTACCTCTTCTATATTAGAAAACGCTTTAAACGTTTTGTCCATGTGTCCAACAAGTTCTTCGGGGAACGCGTAATTCTCCAGTCCTTTAATTTTACTTCGCGCAAAACCTTCAGGTACCGGCGCTCCAGCCTCTACCTTACGTCCAAACTTTCCTGCATCGACGTGTTTTGCAATTCCCTTGACGAAATTAGATCGAGCACGTAACTTAGCAATGTCGCCACCTTGTGCGGCTAGGATTGCAGCAGGATCCTCGCTAAACTTGGTTGCCCGTCCCGCCAATGCAGCATTAATCTGTCGTGGGGACATGGCTGACCGTTGGTATAACTCTCCGCTGACTTCTCGTTTAAGAGCTTGTAATTCGCCACCAAGCTTCTCAGCAGACCAGCCGTTTACCTTCGCTCTAGCCTTCAATAAATCCACCTGTTCAGCAACACGTGTCGTCGCATAGAACTGTTCAGTGGGGCCAAACTTAACCCTCTTCAAATTTGTACCATCTTGCAGCTTTGCAGCTGTCTTACCTGACATTTCACCAAATATAGGCGTTGCGTCTGTGGCTGCGTCTAGCGATTTAAAGCCAACCTTGGTTGCAAATTGTTCGCTGCCTACCGCACCACCTACTTGACGAGCACCACCCCGAAAACCTTTTGGCTTCACAATTGCCTCACGGGCTGCAGGTGTTAAAATGTTTTTTACTCGCTTTCCGTCTAGCTTTGTGCCTCCGGTTAAACGAGTAAAACCTTTGTTCAAAGAGTCAATCTGACTTTTAAACGTTTTAAATGTACTTTGTAACTCCGGTGCAATTTTAATACTACTACGTGGGTTTGCTATTTTTTCTACGATGTCTTCGTATTGTTTTCTTGTAACTGTACCAGCGTCGATGAGCTCGTCCGCCTGTTTTCGCAATTTACGAGCTTGATTTACAAATTGCTCGGTCATGATTTGCTGCACTCCACTAGCCTTTAACTTTTCTGCAGTTACGAGTTTTTGCCCCGTTGCAATACGCTCAATATCGTCTATTTTACCTGTTGCCGCTGCTCCAGCTTGTCCAAAAGATTTAGCCGCCACGTTTAACGCTGGATTTTGTTTTAGCTTGTTGGCGAATTTAGTTACACCACCAAACACCGCTTCGTCTAGTGCGCGTGGGACAATAGATCGTCCTGCCAAGGTTAGCAAAGATCGCTCACCTGCTTTCGCTGCTGCCCCAAGCGTGGCTGCTGCTTTACCGGCTGCCTGAGCACCTTTACCGAGTTTAGTCACGGCTCCAACACCTACAATGTTCAATGGGTCCAAAATGACGTCTGCAGCGAAACGGCCAAAACCAGATTTGATGCCCAAGGCTTCACCGGGTGCCAAGCGTTGTTGCACTGCTTCTTTTGCTGTTACACCGGGTGTTAAAGCTCCCGTAACAGCGAACTGCGGGATTTGGAGTACATCGAGTATGTCACTAAAGGTACCACCGCTAAAAATGTCACCACGTACTTTTGCAGTAGGCTGACCCGTTTGAAGAGCTTGTAGCTGCTCCGGAGTCAACCCACCACCTACTGCAGGGGCGCTAGTGCGTGACCGTAGCTTTTCTATTTGTTCTGGAGTTAAACCCATTAATTAGTTTGTTGTTTTTCACCGAATAAGAAGTCTAGAACGGTTCCACCGGCCTGCTTCACAGATTGCACACCTTCACCAGTTACAATACCTTGATATATATCACTCACCGCCCCACCGGTTCTTTCAAACTGTGGCTCGGGCGCCACGGCTGGTTGGCCTGCGGCCAATGCTTGAACGTACGCACCTGTCTCATTGATCAACTCTGTCCGATCACCAATGCTTGTGCCGTAACCAAGGTCATCTACTGCCTGCGTAAATGTCACGTTGTTGTCTGCTGCGTAAGCCGCAATGTCGTTGTACGCTGCTGTTTGATTTGGATCGTAACCTAGGCCTCCAACCCCTGAGCCACCGGCAGCACTCTTGGATCCAATTTGTTGTACGGATCCGTCTTCAAAGAGAATGTACGTGTTCTTCGCACCATCTTGGAAAGTTGACTTAACCCCTTTGTTGATCGGAATGGCGTTCCCTTCAACGTCCACGATTGCGGAACCTTTGGCGTCGGCCAAGAATCCAAGTGCTTGAGAAATCGCTGCATCTGCATCTGGAAGTGAAGTCGCAAATTCGAGCTTCGAACCATCTGCGGCGGTAAGTACGTTTCCTTGTGAATCCACGATTTGCCCAAGAGCATTTGAAAGCGTTGGGTCGAACTGTGCTAGCGACGCTTGCGTTTGCAATGTTTGTAAGAATTGTTCCACTGAACCAGCTCCTGTTTGTTGAAGCTCTTGACGTAGAGACGCAATAGCGGTTGCCTGTGCGTTTTCTAGCTCAATACGTTGTGTTTTAAGTGAATTTAATTGGTTGGACAAACCTTCGATCACCGCATCTGCCTCACCTCTAATAGTTGCTTCCTGTAATCGTTTCTCTAGCAGCACTTCAGCCTCTACCGCAGCTTTTAATTCTGCAGTTTGTGCCAATACCTCTTGCCTTGCGTCTGTTGCTCGTGTTCCACGACCTGTGCCGCGGAAGCTAAATGAACGTTGCGTGTCCTCGAGCTGCTGCTCACCCTGCTGTTCTAGGCGGCTAAAACGTGGCGCATATTTTTGATCAACCAAGCCAAACGCTCTTTGAATTTCTTCATTTGCAAATGCCGCTTCTTGCTCTCTTGCCGTTTCTAAGTCTAGGTTTGCACGATCAATTTGACCCTCTAAAGTCTGGAGACCGGTTCCAAATTGATCTGTGACACTTTTAATAGCACCTTCTCCTGCACGTTGTTGTTCAAGTTGGATAAGTCGTGTGATCTCATCTGCTGTAAGTTGATTCAAAGTCTTTCCACCAATGCCCGTAATAAAGTCAGCATCACGTTGTTCTTGTGAGAATTGTGGGATTGGTAAGTCTCGTACGAATGCTCCAGCTGTGCCCAGCGTTCCATCGGTGCTGCGACCTCCTGAACGTGTTACGTCTGTGGATGGACGTCCTCCAAACGTTGCTTCGGACCCTTCTTTTTGTACTCGGTTTTGCGGGTCGTCAAAACTTGAAATTAAACTTCGATTCGCAGCTGCAGCTGCCTCGTTCCCGGATTCAATACTCCGGTCTAGGCGGTTCCGTGCGAAGTCGAGTATTTTACTGCGATCGATTGCCATAATTGTAAAAAGTTGAAAAAATAATTGTAAAGTCTATGCTTGCGCTTCCCAAAGGATCTTCACGTCGCGATTACTTGCTGATACTCCGGATCCATACGTGTCACACTCGATGATCACGTTTGTTGCGTTGTAAGTTGTCACCGTTGCAGTCCACTGGCCATTAGCCACACTTTCTGCGTCCGAAATGATGATCTTGCTTGTTGATGTCAACGCCCCGTTTCCAGGCGATCCTCCGCTTTGGTCGTCCAATTCGTAAACCAGGGCATAGCTAGATCCATCATAAATCCCGTGACCTGATACCTTATTTGGTTGATTTGCGTTCATATAAGTCACCTTGAAGAATGCTGGCGTTTCGCCAAGTCCATGGGCTATAGTCACCGAATCACCTGTTGCGGTTGGTGACAAGTTAGTCACTCCAAAGGTGTGTCGTAATCGGTCTGCCCACTTCAACCCTGTTGATTCACCACTGTCTGCTTCAAGCACCTGTCCATCTGTTCCAACGGTAAGTGCCGCTGGCGTACTTGCTGCTGTTGCGGAAACCAAAACTGCTTTAGCACTCCAGGTTGACTTTTCTGCCAACGCGCTTGTATCTACAAAACCACCTGCTAATTGCCCCGAGGCATTCAAAACTGGGATCTTGTTTTCATCGCCTGCTCCGCTGCTTGTCTTGACCAGAGCGTCGTTTGTTGGAATTAAAAGCGCTCCCGTTCCACCTACCGCTGTACCTGAAGCACGCTCGGAAGCGTCTGCGGCTTCAAATTTACCAGCTACCGTGGTGGATCCATTTGGCTGTGTGCTACCCGCACTAACTGCGGACCATGCACCTCCAATGTACTGGTAGTTTTCTCCGATTGTAGAATCGTACACCACCATACCGTTGCTGGCGCTTAGGGCCGTACGCTCTGCTGTGGTAAGTGAAATAAGCTTAACCCCAGCGTGATCCGTTCCACTGAATTGAATCAAGCCAGAAAAAGTGTCACCGGCTGTGTTTGCCTTGCTGGCAATAGCTGTTTTAATATCGTCAAAAAGTTTCCAGTTGTTGGAAAAGATGATAGTTGTCCCACCTGCGTGAGCTGAAGCGCTAGAGCCTCCACCTTCGTATTTCGCGATTCCACGCGTTACTGTAAGCGTGGTTCCGGAAATTCCGGTTACTTCTATAATTTCCCCCGCGCCCTCTGGATCGATTACTCCATAACAAGATCCGCTACTGAGCGTAAAGCTTGGCGCTGTTGCCACCGCAATGGAAGTGTCGGCTGCTGCGATTGCAGACGCTAATTCAGAGCGGTAGAAATCTTGACGTGGGTACGTTGTAAAGTCTGTCATTCTTAAATGTATAGGTTAGTTGGCACCACGTTTGCGTCGTGCGGAATAGGGAAGATGTTAATGTTGGTAAGAGCCAATGAACTGTTCAATGCGTCTCCACCCATACTGAGCGTGATGTAACGCCCGGTCATATAAAGAGGCATGTAACGCTGGAACGGATAAAGGTTCAATTTACTACTAGATCCACTACTGACCGCACCTCCGAATGGCGTGCTACCAAACTCTTTTACGCCAAGAGGTGAAGTAGAGCCGGTGGTCTTCAAGTCTAAATCTTCACTATAATTAATATGTTTTGTTTTGGTTTGTTGCGTCACCAACACGGTTGTAGCGGTGACTTCCGCTTCACTTTGCTCACTATGCAAACCTTTAATATCCGCACGTGGGTACGTCATTAAACGCCCTGCTTCTCCGAAGTCGTAAGTCTTGGAAGTGATATTCCATGCGATCGCAGAGCCTTGGTCGTTGTAACCGGTTTCCATTTCCACGGTTTGCCCACCATACGGGTTTGCCACCAATAGATGTTGTACACCGTCTTCGTCCTCGTACACACAAAACTCATTTGCGTTAATTCCCTTGTAGTAAGTCCATGCGTTGGTGAGTGAACTCAATACGTAGATTGTACGATTTGTCCCGGTGTTTTCGTCATCCACCGCAAGATAAAAATTGTTTGTCGCTGGCCAATACGCAGCACACGCCAGGTGCGTGTTTTCTAGACCATCCAAGATGCTTTGAATATTACGAGAAATTGGCGTTCCTCGTAGAGCACCTGTTGTAGCTTCACGTTGTGCTAGAGAAACCACACCTTCTGCCGAAAGTACGTAACGATCGTTCTCTACTTGAGCCTGAGCTCTGTGCGCTTCTACACCTCCTTCATAATCAATATTCTCTACGCTCGGTGTTGCAGAATCAAAAATGTACATGCTGCGCTCTTTTCCAATGGTGAGCAATGGACCCACTCGACCAATGGCTGTAATGCTTTGCCCGTTGTCTTCGTCAATAGGCTCGTTATTTGGAAACGTCGTTAAATCCGTTGGGTTTGCATTTGTGTAGTAAACCGTACTGGCGTCCGTAGAAACTCCAGCCAAATACCCTACGTCATTTGCAATCACAATATATTTCCCTTTCGCCACGCTGGCATGCTCTGTAACCGTGGTGCCGTTGTAGGTCATGTAGTTATCCACTCCGTTTGTGATCGAAATCACATCTTTAAACATTCCACTACTGAAACGTTGGCCGTCCGTAAGCCCGGTTTTGATTACCTCCCACTTATCTTCTGCAATCCGATATTCAAATATATTCTCACCAACACCAGCAAGCAAATAGCGCGTTCCTTGGGAGTCTTTGTGAAATTGCAATGAGTGCTGCCCGCTACTTGAGCTAGAGCTGTACGTATACAGTGAATCGATTGCCCAACCTAGTTTGTCGGTATACGCTGCGTCATAATTAATCTCTACCTGAAAGTGATCAATAGCTGAATCGTCTGGAGTTCCTGTGTCGGTTGCATCTGTGAACGATAGAACTACAAAATTCCATTCGTTCTCCGTTAGAGCTCCTAAAGTCCATTCGTGGTAATCGCTTGCGCTAGAACCAAGATGGATTTTTATGTCAGTTAGATCAGTTGCGTAGTCTGTTGGCGGTAAAAACCAAAAGGCGAAAGTGTCGGTTGCGCTGGAAGAATCAACTGCACTTGACCCACTCCAAATGAGCGACGCACTATTAGATGCTGAAGCCGAAACGTCAACATCAAACGCTAAAGAATTCGAGCCCCTGCGAGCTGTATCAGTCGCTATGTTCGCGCCATCGTCTGCAACGCTAAAATCTGTAATGGCGTCACACGCATTAATTAAAACGACCGTATCTGGGATAGGATCACTAAATGCAATAGAACCACGACGGACCTGCAAGCGCCGATCTTGATCGTAAAACATATTTTTTAAATCGGAGAATTGATTGTCCTCAATCCCCGTTGGCTCACCAGTGTTCATACCACCAGTGACGTCCTGAATTTTAATTGGCTTTACACGGGCCATGCTGTTCGAGTCATATTTTGCATACGTAATCCCCCGGTTTTCTTGATCCAAAGGTCATGCTTCATCTGAGACTCTTTTTCGAAGAATGCCCCAGCTGCTGCTTGAGCCTTTGTTTCAAACCCCACCTTACTTTGGAAACACTGCCAAATAGCATATAGTTTCGGCACGTGATGCCACGCTGAATCCCACGCTGGAGACTCACCATCCGCAAGCGTTGGTGCTGCACGGTTATATCTTACTGTGGCAGTCGCAATTACGCCGTCTGGCGTTGGAGAAAGTAAAATTGTATTGTCTCCGTAAAACGTCCATTGTGATGGCTCGTTTTGCTGCGTAGTGTCCAATCCCTCTTCAAACTCACTAACGTTTTCTACGTATTGCAAGTCAGTGTATCGCCCTGCCAAGCGAATCGACTCTACACGTCCATAATTTGAAAGCTCTGTACTCAGATCGTAACTGTTCGTTCCAGCCACGAGAGTTAAGTCGTCTGTGAGCTCTGCAAAATCCAAGTCGAGCCAGGTGTAAACCTCGCCTACGAACTCGTTGATGTAGCGTTTGATTTGCGCATCTGGCCAAAGATCACCATTTGGATCGATAGCTATGTCTTGACGTGCATCATCGGTAAGTTGTGTAAGTGTTGCCATTGTTAAACTGAAACCTTAGGACCGTAAACTGTCACGCTTTGGTAGAGTGTTTCTCCGGCCGTATCGACGTAAACATGATCGTATGTTTGGCCGTCCATTGCGTCTGCATCCGCTTGAATGACAGCAATTACAAAACGTGCACTCGGATCATTATTTAGAATATTGTTACGGACTGTTGCGTAATCCGTTGGTGAAAAAATTGCAATCATATTAGTTTACATAAAAGGCAAAGAATCTCGCGACCTTAATTGTGTTTCCAGAGCCACTACGCGTGATTGGCCCAATTTCTTTTGAAGTTGTCGTAGCAAATGCATCCGTGTTACTCATTGACATGTACTCCCCACTTGTAATTCCGTAAGGGATAAGCTTCGCGCCTACTTGATCAGACAGCCATAAAACTGTGGGCGTGTCGTCTGCTACAACTGCCTCTTCATCACCTTCACGCCCACCACCACTAGTAAGCAGCTGGTATTGCCCTACGGTTGTGTTCTCTGAAAGCGTACACCGAATATCGTTTGACCCATCCTTAGCTTGAATCTGCACTCCATTGTGCCCGGATCCACCAGCTACCGCTACCGGAGTTGCTTCAAAGTAGATCAAAAGCTCTTTACCGGCGGCCAAATTACTAGTAAACAACAAGCTCTCTACGGAAGCCGTTGAGTCAATCTGCAAATAACCACTCACATCTGTCGTACCTCCAGAATCAGACCACCCTCGCGCTGTTACGGCGGAAAGATCGTCACCAGCTGGTACGTCGAAGTAACACTTGTTTGAAGAGCTATCTGTCACTAGACCGGTCATACGTTCTGCGAAACCAGCCGGTAGCCATGCGTTTACCGCCACACTATCGAACGTACCAATGTATTTCATTGTTTGGGCGGATTCACCTTGTTGCACCAAACCGTAATCGCCATCACTTGGACTGGACGCTGAATTGAGCGCAGACCAAGTTGAGTAGGTGTTGAATGTAACTGAAGTTGCTGCAACGTAAATGATAAAGCTTTCTTTCACGATGTCGCCATCCGTTCCAGTATGCGTTGCGGTTACCAAAACAATGTCGCCATCCTCTAGGCTATTGACTGTGTACGCCCCGAGTCCTGAACCAGAAACGGTTGCGCCCGAACCTACCAAATGAGAAACAGCTACCGAAGTGACATAAGTGTCTCCCGTTGGTGCATTAAATGTAAATGAATTAGATGATGTTGTCCCAGCGGCAAGCGATTGACCGGAGAGCGAAGTTCCCGCGATAAGATCTACAACATTTGTATCTCCGATAGCCACTCCGTGGAAGTCATCTACTGTTTGCCCGGTTACAGAATCGGTAATCGTCAAAATCACAACTACCACATCTTCATCCTCAAGATTAGAAACAGAGTATGGCCCCAAGCCTGAACCCGACAAAGTCGCACCACTACCTTCAATGTGCGATACAATTGCACTGTAGCTATAAGATCCAGATCCTCCGCTTGGCGTGTTAAAGGTAAAATTACCGCTATTGGTTGTCCCAGCAGCTAAATTAAAACCCGTGAGCTGCGCTCCTTTTACGAGCGGCGCATAATCATTACCCCCACCAACAAGTCCGTAATTCAACATAGTTTAGTTCCAGTAAGTGAAAGTAATTCCGTCTCCATTCGTGGAAACGTCAAGGTACATGTTTTGAAGATCCCAATCTGGAACCGGCAACATTACCGTTTGCTCTGCTTTGAGCTTCCCTCCGTTTGAAGCGGCTAAAATACCGGAGCCTCCAATCGCCACCACGCCCGTATTTCCACTGTTTGCAGTCACCAAGATGAACTTGGCTGGCGTAGAAGACGCTACAATTGCTTCGGCCGTTCCTGCCGTTGTAACCGTTTTTGCACCCTGGCTGATGCTGGTTGTCGCATCTGCCATAGGTACGGGATTTGCTTTTGCCGCATCTGCGTCACCCACCTGAATGTTCGCATTTGCGTTTAAGTCATCATGTGTGGTTTGCTCGACGGTAGTCGTTCCACCGCCACCAGCACTAATATTTGATCCGTCTGGATTTACCACCTTTACAGCAACCTCCCCTGCACTTGCCGTCGACTCGATGAATTTATCCTTATTTAGTTGTTGTACACTTTTTGGGATTGCCATAAAAATGAATGTTTAATTATTAAACCCCCTCGGTCTTTTTTAGTTCTGCTACAATTGCGTCTTTCTTGGTTGTTGAAGTTACTTCAATCCCACGACTCACTGCATACTTTTTGAGATCCACCCAATCTAGGGCGCTCCATTCTTCTTCGGTAAGTGGACGATCTACCATTGCTTCTTTCGCTGCGTCACTAGCCGTAACCGCTTCAGTTACAACAGCTTCTTCCTTAACGACTTCAGCCGCTTCATTTGCACGCTCCTGTCGATGTGCGCGTCGTGTTTCACCCTGCGGCGTAAGTTCACCCTCCATGGGGTATTGCTTAACCTTGGGCACTACTTCTGGCTCACAGTAGGTGTACCCCGGAGTTTTATTTACACGTTCTTCAGCGCGCCATTTTGGCAAAGCAACCTTCACGCCATGCGGGTTTTTCACCCATACAGTTTTCTTGCTATTTGTCATTTTGAGTATTTGATTAAGTTCTCATTCTTGCCCTCCACCAAAAAGTGAAGAGCAATTGGAGTCTTTAAGTTTTTACGAGGATTCCAAATTCGTCTCGCATCTCTTTCGTTCCGTAAAGAGTGTCTGTCACAACAAGCTGTGCTAGATCCTTAAGTGAGTATTCACTTTGCACGCGTGGCGCCTTTTGGAGCGCAAGGGCAAGTGCATCCTTTTGGAAAAGCATGTTGTTGGTGTTCGTTCCAGTCTTAACGATGTTAGTCGTCATGTGGGTGTCAACTCCGTAGAGCATTCCTACTTGACCTGTACGAACTGGGCGACCATCTACGAAGTCTCCACTGGTGTAAGTCGAAAGATCCAAGAGATCACGTTTTACATCAGGACGGAAAACAAAGTTTCGGTCTTGTTGAGGCACGTCATTGTCATCGAGCTGTTCAACGGAGTCGAGTACGACGTCTGTTGTAATTGCCGTGTTGTACGTACCAAAGGTTTGGCTAAATCCAGAAGCTAGTGCAGCAAGATCATCATCGATCACCTTTGCCACAGCGTAACCCGCTGCATTTGTGTACTCTGCCATGAGATCGTAATCTGCCTGCACCTTTACGATGTCTTGCAAGAAGAACGATGCTTCTTTGTGCTTATCTACTGTGATCTGCACTTCGCCCTCTGTTGGAGCTTGAGGTGAAACTTCTACCCCTTGAACCTTGTCGTTTGCTGTTAGGTTCGAAACTTTTGGCACGTGGATGATGTCACCCTTTTTGGCCACGTCTCGATCATAACGACGCACAAGATTCGCTAGAACAAGTGAAGAACGCACCGCACGGATAAGGTCGCGAGACCATACTTCCGGGATGAAATTCGCACTTGTAGTTGTACTAAGTTGTGTCATTATTTCAGTTTAATGGAATTAAGCGTCAGCTAGTTCAAACACGAGGTAGGCTCGCGCTGTACCAGTTGTAGTTCCCCCGGTAGCTTGTGTCGTAAGCTGTACGTCGATGTCGTCTCCGGCGTCGAAGTATGCGTATGGATTCGCAGCTGTAGCGATCACTCCGTCTGGTGCCCAAGCGGCGCTTGAGTCCACTACTTCAGTTCCATCTCCAAGAGATGTGTACGTAGCTACAGAAGATCCTCCAACCAAAAGCGAAGCAACACCTTGAGTGGTTGCGTTACCTACGAGTTCTTCAAAGATCAGAAAACATTGATCGAGAACAACCTTCCCGGCCTTTTCAGCCTCCAATTTGAAGACAGAACCAGTTGAGGCGCTAAAATCCACCACTGCATCTGCAATGTATGATTGTTTCATTTTTTAAAGTTGAGAAAAATTACTTGATTTTTCCCTCCCGCATTTGTTTTTTGATTTCTGGCAAGTTCTTGGCATAAGTGGCGTCATCCATGGCTGCAATTTGTGCACCAGTGAAATATGCTCCACCAGCTGTAGCTGCTCTGGCACCGCCGCCTCCCTTTGGAGACATGCCGGTCTTTTGGCGAGTAGCCACTACCTTTCTTCCGCCTCCGCCCAGCGCTTTGTATACGTCCGCATACGTTGCCTGGCTGTATTGTGGTGTGTAGGCTAGAGCCTTGATCACATCTGCTTGTTCTTCAGCCTGAGGGTTTGCTTTTAGAAAGTCTTGAAACGCTCGGTCGTCTGCCTGTTTCATCAGCTGCTTTTGAATGCGAGCAATATCTTCCTTTGACGCAAAGTTTCCTTTTCGTCGTAAGTCCATAATGGCGCGTTCTTCGGGACCCGCTTTTTCGTACGCTTCGCGTTCACGATCTCGGGATTCCATTTCTTCGAGCTTGCGTTTCAACTCACGATTATCCGAGATAACCTGCTTGAATCGTGGGTGTTCGTGCAAAGGAGCTTGTTTCGGAGCTTCATCGCCACCCGTTTCGCTTACTTCTGGTGTTGGTACGGCTTCACTGCCGGCAGTTTCAACTTGTGCTGCTTCCGCTGACGAGGCGGGGGCTTGCACCGGTTGCCCATTTTCGTCTACTTGTACATTCATGTTTCCTTCGATGAATTTACGTATTAAATCCGTTTTTTTAAGGGTGGTACGACCACCGTGCTAGAAGCTAAAGTGAGATCCTAAGGAGAGCGGAAGGGGGAAACCAAACCTTAGGAACTCGCTTCAACCTCTAAAATCTAGCTTTCCAACCAGATAATTCTCATAACTACGCAAAACACGTAACTCCGCACGCAAGTCCTTCGCTTTTTCGTCCTCCACGCTATACCTCTCCAATTGAGAGCGAAGAACTTCGATGCGTGCTGCCCTGTGATCTTCTAAAAGTTTCCATCCTGACATTTGCATCAGCTCCACGATCGACTTTTGTTGCTGCATAATTTCGCGCGCAGTTCTTTCCATCTCGAGGATTTGTTCTTTCTCAAAATCTGGCACGGGGTCTGGTACTTCCAGTTCTCCGGTCCAGAGCTGCCATTTCTCCGCAATTGAGCCAAACAAAGTCATTAAATCGCTAAATCAGGTGGTAAACCATTGGGTGTTAAAGTTTGTGGATTGATCTGTGCTGCTGTGCCACTCGGCGCGGCGACTGCTGGCTGTGCTGGTGGCGGTGGAGCCAATAGGCTCTGCAAACCACCTCCTTCACTCTTTGTGAGGTTTTGATTTTTGAACGCAATTCGCATTACATTCTCAAATACATCCTTCAGCTGATTTTGATCAATCAAACCTTTTTCGTGTGCAACGGACGCTAGATTCCATTGAGCGAGAGCTTCATTACGTCGCTCTTCATAATCATCGGAAATCGTAGATCCAGCTTTTACACGGATCGCCATACCTTCTACAGCTTCACGCAAGAGCTCTTTTTGAATTTCTGTAAACTTCGTCTCACCATTTTTATTTCGGCGACGAATCACAAAACTCTGACCCTCGGTTGCATGTAGCATGCGAAGCATCTTTTGTGCTACACGAGCTAGGGCATCTTCTAGGTTTTCGATCTTTAGCTGGAATCGCGCACTGCGATCTTTATCACGAATCTTTTCACCCGTAGCGGTATTAATAAATCCACCTGCTCCACCTTGATCAGTAGAGTCGATGTTACCGGTTGCACGTTGGAAGTCTCGTTCAATACGATCTTCCTCAGCATAACTACTTGAAGTTACGTCTGGCGTCACCAGCGGTTGAATCGCATTTACATCGTCCGCGGCAATTACATTACCAGGGAAGGATTGCAAATGTTTTGGATTAACACCACCGTTCCGGTCATAAACCCACATTCGGTTTAATACCAGGTCGACATTGTCAAGCCTGTGGTTTCTAATTTTATTCAACGCAATTTGCAGCGTTTCTGTTGGCTCTACTTCACCAGTCCCGTAAAGTTCACCAGGGTTGTCATGATCAACCATTTGCTCAAATGGACGGATACCGTCCTGGTTGTCAGGTGTAGCGTAAGGATTGCGCTCCAAACGGATTACAATAGAGTCATTCACTGTTGTAATCACGTATTCTTCAACGTCATCAACTGAATCTGTTGGAGAGAAACGCCCCCAATATTCGCGAACCGTCAAATTAGTAAGGTCTATTTGTCCATCTTTAGTTCCACTAGAAGTACCAGCATGTGTTGAAATAGATCGAGCCTCGAGTTTCTTCTCTTTGGAATTATCGAATGCTGCAACGTCTGTTGCGCCGGACGCCATTGCTTTGATTTTATCCAGGTTGAAGTAATTGAGTGCCTTTTCATCGGACAGCAAGTCCCCAAAAGACTGCCTTTCCAAAGAATGGATAATCCCAGGGGCATCTTCGATGCAAGAATACCGAGGATCTACGTCAATATCGAAAATATCTACATATCCAAACGCTGGCAGAGCGCTGATTTCCACTTCCTCCTCTACCATAATACGTTCACCGGTTTCTTCATCAATTTCCATGCGCTCTACAAGCTCTTTCTTCGTTTGCACGTCCATGTAAAGCTTCACCCATCCAGTTCCGTACGTTAAAGCGCCCTTGGTCCACTCGCGTACGTCTTTACGCAGCAAGCGTTCTTCCCAAATATACAAAAGCCACTGTGAAACGTAATCCACTAGTGCTACTGACTTCGGGCGACCAGGTATGACTTCAAAAGTTGGATCGTGCGCCGTCATTCTAGGGGCGATCTTTTCGATCTGCTCCCATGCACGCGGTACGAAAACACGATTGAAGCTGTTCACGCCCTCAAGCCGGAAAAGGCGAACCAAACGGTACCACCTTAGCCAGTTTTGGCGAGGTCGAGCCATAAGTGTACGCACAAAAGAAACTTCGTCATTTACTCTAGCAAGAGCTAAAGCTTGAAGTTCCTCACTTGGGGTCTGATTTTTCTTTTTTTTAGCTATTGTGCACGTGAAGTAGTGCACTCCTAGTTCCTACGGGGAATATTATACCATAATGGGTGGTAAAAAGCAAACCATAATGGGCTTGACTCTTGACTTTCCGCAGCAGAAAGCTAAAATTCCGACACACTAAAGGCCGATGAGTCCAACAAGAGTTGTGGTAAACTACTGTGGAGGTGGCTCGTCGGTCTTTAGGTTAGTAGGACGGGATTCGAACCCGTACGCGCCGTTTTGCGGATAAATTCCCGAGCCTTTCGACTCTGTCACGTATAATGCAGAGGGCCTTCGTTTACCATGTTACGTTGCCCGAACGGGGCAAGAGGTCATCAGCTGGTGAACACAGTTACCGCGCCGTCGCGTCTCCTCTCTACTGTGATCCTGAAGTACATTTCCGCGGGATGGCGCCACCGCATGCGTCTACCTGAGGGCCTGCCTTTGGAGCAGCACCCATTCCGCCACCTACTGGGTATCCCCCACCCTAGACTTTCGCCTAGAAGTGGGACTCGATAGTTTTGCGAGCCTGGGTCGTTATCCCTTAACCCCTAACGAAAAGTAACCGCTATTCGCTCGCTATTATTTGCGGTTCGCCCCTATTAAGTGCCGGCCACTCGCTACCCATCCACGATTGGTTACGTGGCCAAAGCCTTGTCCGCCGGCGTGTTTTCTACCAACTCTTTTCGCCGAAACGATCAGTGCGTTCGTAATGCGAATCACAAAACAATGATCCGCTCGTTACTTCAAATAAAGTGCTTGGTGTAGATTCCATTTAAGTGTTTTTAACAATTGGTTGCGGGGGCAGGATTCGAACCTGCGACCTCCGGGTTATGAGCCCGACGAGCTGCCACTGCTCTACCCCGCTATGTTTGTCCACCCGGTGGGTGTGTAAAATTGAATTGGCCCGCAAGGTTTACCCGTGCGTGAATCCACCCATATACGGAACTCTTTATCTGCATACTGCGCGTATACCGCTTCAGACTTTGTAGCGCGCCGTATGCGGCGTAACCGTCGTCTCACGGTGTCTAATATCATTTTTGTGTAACGCTTGGGCGCGGTTGAGTTTGAAGAGCACGCGTGGTCGGCCCGTACGGCAGCCGGTGCATTTTCCATGGATCTTACCAATTCTTGGTATGCGTGCTTTTGAATTGTCTCGTCCCATACGTGGGGAGTGAAAGACTGTACCTTCTCGTCCACATCGCGAACATCGCGTGCGCCACGCAAGCCACGGATTAAAGCCCGGACTTTTTGGAATGTTGCCATAGCTTTGTGCTCGCTTTAATTTATTTGGTTTCGCTGCCATTTTTGACAATACAGTAAATGTCATCGTGATGTAGCAAGGCGAAGTCGGAATCATTAATTTCCACAGCGCCGTATTTTGCGTGCAGCACTTCGTCGCCCGGCCCTACCAAAAGTTGCGGAGTTTCGGTGCTGTAGAACGTAGTGTCGTCCCACACGGCCCGCACTACAGCACGCTGGGGGGCGTCTTGGTATTCTGCAGCAATTACAATATTAGATCCTTCGTTTGGATCTACCGGCTCTACGACAATATAAGGTGGTACCGGCTTGAGTTGTTCTAGAGTGATCATTGGTCTAAGTGTTGAAATTCTGGAGCAACATACTGTGGTACGTTTCCTCCCGTACTCACAGTATAGCGGCGGAGGGTGTCTTTGTCAAATGCAGTTTTCACACCGATAGGCACGTCCATAGGTGGAGCTAAGTCTAAGTCTTCGTAAGTACGCCCTTTGAAGTGCGACGCAATAGCGTAACGAAGCGCGTCCAACGCGTCATCGTCTACTTTCTTTACCTCCTTTTCTACGTCTCCGCGTTCTTTGCCTTTCTTCTTTGAGTCTTTGTAGATGTGATGCTCAAATTCGTAAATAAGATTTTGGCACTTTGGATGAACAATTAATTTACCCGCTTTTAACAGCGAGCGAAGTTCTTGAATCCCGTAACGTCGATCGTTCACCGCGGGAACCGTTGGTACCCCGTGGGTGCGTAAATCTTTCGCAAACTGTTTGGCGCTAGGGTCAATATACCATTTACGTACATGTACAGGACCTTTTAGCTGCAGCAAGCATTCTGCGTGTTCGGCTACAGCGGCGTCAGCTTGGTAGTGCTCGTTCCATACGTAAACCGTGCCGCCCGAAGTTACTTTAATAAAAATACCAGCGGTTGGGTGATCCGCTCCGCAATCAATACCAGTTAAATATATGCCCTCGATTTTCTTATGATCGAAGAATTGGACGTGCTTTACCCGTTGGAATTGTGGGTAAACCAGTCCGGAAAACTGAACAAAATGCGCGAGATATTCCTGATTAAACGAACGTTCGTCCGTTGTTTTGCGCGCCCGTTCAATTTCTTCGCGTGGTATGTGCGGGTTGTCGTATGTGGTCAAACGGTAGGCGGCCCAGTCGGCGCCCAATTTGCCTTCGGAGGCATCTTTCCATAATTGGTGGAAATGATTAAACCCCTTTGGCGTACCAATAAACCAAACGTCACCTTTCGTGTCGGCGATCATAGGCTGTATGATCTGTTCCCACACAACGGGGCGTTGGTCTTGGTATTCGTCCAAAATCGCCAGGTGTACGTAAGCTCCACGTAGAGCGTCGGGGTTTTCGGCCCCCTTTAAATAAATTTTCGAACCATTGGAGAACTCAATTACAAGTTCCTGCTCGTTTTTGCGCTTGTATGCGTTTCCAACGAAATCCAAAAGCATTCCCCAGGCGATCTGCTTAGCTTGTCTGTAGGTAGGAGCGACGTAGTAAATCATTTGATTCGGCTTCGCATTCGCCCGGAGAACTGCTGCAATCAACGCTGCGGTAGTTTTACCAAAACGTCGACCACAGACCATTACCTTGAAGCGTTTCTTCGAGTAGATAATGGTCCGCTGTCGAGGGTGTGGCATCGGCAAACGTATTTCGTCGGCTTGCCGTGGTCGCTTCGCGTATTCGTCATACCATATGCGAAACTGGTTTTCTGTTTCCGCCAGCAAGTCCGCTTTAGTACGATAACCGGTTTGCACTTCACGCACTACTGGGAGTCCCCGCGGTACATAGTCGCTAACAAACAAAGACCCGTAGACCTTTTTTGCGCGTAAATGCGCTTCTACGGCGGCACGGTTGTCTGGGTGACAAAATGTGTATCGGAATTTACTTACTGTGGCAGTCGTGGTGCTTTAGGCTAAATTTCAAAATCCGGTTTTACGCGTAGATGGCAAGAATATATAAGAGGCGCGCGTGCGTTTTCGGAGGGGTACGGGGGGTTTGGTTTCGTAATCCGTTAATCCCGCACAATGTGTGATGTGCCGCACAGTTAACAGGTTAGAGCACCCTTCGCTCCGCGCGGAAGACACATAAAGAAGAAAGCGTACAGGTTAGTCACCATGCTCTGCACTTATGTCAACCACTTCACCTTCGATCACGGCAGACGATGGCGCATTACCAAAGTTAATCACCACTTGTTGTTGCTGTGCTTGACGCACGTTCTCGAGACGTCCACGCAGTTGATGTGCGAGCTTGACAGCCTGAATCGCAACGGCTTCGTTATCCGTTATAACCAACTCTTTGTGGCGCTTCACGGTCAATTCTTCAGGCAGCAACTCGTTCAAAAGCGCCTGAAAAGTATCAGTCTCCATGATCTTTCCTGGCGTTGTTGTCACGGCATCACTGTAACCAGCTTCGCGCAAAATTTCTTTCTTTGGCTTGTGGCGACCTTCGACTATTGCTTGCGCCGCAATCTCTGCAGCCTTGCGCTGCTTATCTGTTGCGTGAGCAGTTTTTTTGTTCTTCATTGCTTCGCTATTATAACATAAAAAAAGCCTTGACACAAGTTATTCGTGCTGGACATTGCCGGACAAAGTGCTAATATTGGGACGTCTTACTCCTAACCACAACTGAAATGCAAGACGCAAAACACAATGGCTGGCTCAACGCCGAAACACACCAAATAGCACTGGAAGTGTTTGAAGGGTGGGTTCCAACTTGCGAGGATGACAAGTGGACCGGTGAATCTGTTCGCGCCTACGTTCAAGAAATGAACACCGGACTCGACGCACTATCACTTAACTACTCGCAAGACCTACTAGATCGAGTAGCATGGCAACAATTAGCCAGCGTGCTCAATCGCAAGTTTCCATTTAAAGCTAACCAAGAAATGATCAATGGGTAATAAAACTGAAACAATCTACGTCCGTATCTCGCCAGAGCTAAAAACCCAAGTCGAACTACAGCTACAAGATGGTGAACTTACGCTGCCTGGATTAGTGCGACTCCTATTAAAATCCTGGGTAGAGCAACAAGCTCAACAGTAAAACCCTCCTAAAACCACAACTCTATGAACGATTACAACCTAGTTTACGTCGGCCTCGCTTTGGCCGGCACCGCTCTTGCAGCAAGTTTCCTATACGCTGCTGGCTGGGAAAACGGCAACGGCCAACCTCAAGCGGTCCTCGCTACACCTAATGCTATTTACCAAATCGCAAAATGAAATACTTACTACTCCAACACAACTTAGCGGCGATACCTTGCCACAACCTTGAATACGACAACATCACACACAAGCCTGCTGTCCGTAGAATCCTCGAACTACTTGGTGAAACCGGCGCTGAAGGTATGCTACTCCTAGACGAGAGCCGTATACTCCCACGCTCTGGCGATTTACGCACTGACGTCACACCATACGCCCTAGTCACACGCGTTAGCTCTCGAAGCCTACGAATAAAAAAGCTATTTAAATCCCCTGACGCGCGTCAACGCGGCTTACCTGGCACTCTATACCACTCTGTGTAGTTTCGTCGCTCTACGGCGCTAAAATGGACCTCTGTGTTAACGCACAGGGGTCTTTTACTATCATCGGCGCGGCGCTTTCCCTTATGTATTCGTTTGAAGGCTACCATGGGTGTGGACAAAAGTTAAAAATGATCAGAAATTCTATAAATGTTATAAATGCAAAAGCATGCAGCACAGAAATGGCTTACACAAGGTAAAAACGTTATAAATGTTATAAATGCACTTATACACACAAAAAAAATTACACG